AGATTACAGGCAAGCCTGGAAAACCAGCAGACCTAAAAGCTGTTAAATCTGGCGATACCTATTGGACTGTTTTTGATGAAGATGGTTTACCAATAAAAGATTTTCCTGATGAAAAAGTAGCAAGAGATTTTATTAGAAATAATGAATATGCTGACATGTACACAATCGGTAAGTCTACGGATAAGCCTGCTGTATCTACTCAATCAGATGCACCAGCAATGTTCTTCCGTTCGCGCGAAGAAATTATACAAGGACCTCCAATTATGAAAGGAGAAGAGTGGTTAAACTTTTTACAAAAGCGTGGCATACGTGAAGGTGAACTAAGCGACACATCCCTTGGACCATGGCTTAATGCTAACAAAGGAAATAAGATTTCTAAGAATGACCTTGTAGAAAAATTTGATGGAATGGTTCCAGATTTTGATGTTGATGTTACAGGAGAAGCTTTTCAACTTAGTAGAAATATTAGTGATGTATTAAGAAAAATTGATACTAGTGTTTATGATCCTGAATCAGCAGGCGTTCTTCGTTTTTTACAAACACGTATGACTGACATTGTTGATGAAAAATCAGGTGCAAAAGCATTAAATGATTTAGATAATGTTTTTGAAAAAGCTTATGGTATTAAAAACGTAAGCACAGAAGGTATACCAGCTGGCAATATAAATGTTCCATATGAAGTAAAACAATTAATGGCAGAAGCCATGAGTGGTGCAGGTAGACGTGGAGTAAACTTGCAAGGATCGGCTTTTGTAGATAGACCAGCACATTCATCATCGCAGACTTTAAGTGGCGGACAAAACCACCGTGAGTTTATATTTAGATACAATCCAAAAGGTCCACGTAAAAATGAACCTGTTTATAATTATGCACATAGCTTTGGTAGAGCTAAAACAGATAATGCTTTCATGCACGCACGTATTAGTGATCGTGTAGATGAGTATGGTAACAAATTACTTTTTGTTGAGGAATTTCAATCAGATATGCACCAACCTATTTCTGCTGCTGTAAGAGCAGCAACAAAAGCTGGTAAACCAATTCCTAAAGCAGGTAAATATGCACCACGTCTAGATAAAGAAACAGCTAAATTAAATAAAGATAATTTAGAACAAATGGCAAATATTCAACGTCAAATTGATAGACTATTAGAAACTAAACCAGACTCACCTAAACTAGCTAAACTATATGAGCAAAAAGAGATAATACGTAATATAGAAAGAGATAAGGCAAGTAAGTTAGCAGAAAATACAAGTAATATTCCAGAAGGTCCATTTAAAAATTCTCAAGATTATATGGAATTTGCGATTAAATACTTGCTGCGTGTGGCAAAAGATGGTAATTACGATGGCGTGGCGTTTTCTACACCCGCAATTAAAAACAGAGGTATAGGACCTGATAACAAGGACTATAAAGGAAATTTAGTTGCTTATGGTGATATCTTAAGGAATGCTATTCGTAAGGCTAAAAGCAAAAGTGGTGCCGATTTATTTGAAACCACTATTGGTAGTGGCTCAAGCTATGGTGATGCACCAAAGTATTACGGAGTGCCGGCCTTAATGATAAAAGGAAACACAAAAGCACTGGAGAAAATATCAAAGGGCTTACCAGCCTACAATGAAGGGGGATTGGTACAAAATGTCTTTAATGACGTAGTACCAACTTTATAGGGGAACAATGGCTAGAAACAAGAACAACAATATTGACAAAGCAATGCAAGCTTTAGGCGATGCATTAAAGATTGAAGAAATAGGTCAAGAAATTCAAGTACCTGGTGAAGAAGTATCTGTTGAAGAACAAGGATATGAAATTGCCGAAATGGCAGATGGTGGCGCAGAAATTAATTTTGACCCAAACGCTCCAATAGATAAATCACAAGTACCGTTTGACGCTAATTTAGTAGAATACCTAGACGAAAGCACATCAACCAAATTATCTAATGATTTAGTTGCAGCATTCGAAATGGATAAGGATTCAAGGAAAGACTGGGAAGATACCTATGTCAAAGGCCTTGATATGTTGGGATTTAAATATGAAAATAGAACCCAACCATTTGAAGGTGCATCCGGGGTCGTACATCCCTTACTAGCTGAATCTGTTACGCAGTTTCAAGCCCAAGCTTATAAGGAACTCCTCCCCCCAAGCGGCCCCGTACGCACTCAAGTAGTAGGTCTACAAACACCAGAAGTTATGGACCAAGCTGAACGTGTAAAAGATTACATGAATTATCAAATTACAACTGTAATGAAAGAGTTTGACCCAGAAATGGATCAATTATTATTTTATCTTCCTTTAGCTGGTTCAGCATTTAAAAAAGTTTATTTTTGCCCTATTATGCAAAGAGCCGTATCTAAGTTTATAACAGGTGAAGATCTTGTTATTAATTATTTAGCAACTGATTTAGAAACAGCAGACCGTATTACACATGTTGTTAAAATGACAAACAATGATGTGCGTAAATTACAAGTTAGTGGTTTTTACAAAGATGTAGAATTACCTGGAAACGACATTGATGTTTCAGAAGTACAAGAAAAAGTAAATGAATTAGAAGGTGTCGAAAAAGAATATGCAAATGATGACACTGCTCATGAAATTTTAGAAATGCATATTAATGCCGACATTCCAGGATTTGAAAACGAAAATGGAATTAAACTTCCATATATTGTAACTTTAGATCGTTACAGTGGAATTATTTTATCTATTAGACGTAACTGGAATCAACAAGATCAAAATAATAAAAAAATTTCTTACTTTGTACATTATAAATTTCTCCCGGGTCTAGGC